TTGACACAACAACAGGTAAGCTAGTCCAAAATTCTGCAGTGACTATTTCAGATGCTGGTGCGATTGTTGCACCCGAGGCAGGCTCTGTTATACCGTTTTATTTTGCCAATCAAGCTGCTTTCCCGCCTGCTGCAACCTCGCATGGTGCTGTGGCTCATTCGCATGCCGATGGTGCGATGTATTTTGCACACGGTGGGTCTTGGGTCAGGTTGCTCGAGGATGGCGGCCCATTAGGTACACCTTCTTCTGGCACGCTAACTAACGCCACAGGGCTGCCCATTGCATCAGGTGTCAATGGCCTTGGCACCAACGTTGCGACAGCTTTAGGTGTCAATGTTGGCAGTGCTGGTGCAATGGTTGTTAACGGTGGTGTGCTAGGCACACCATCTTCTGGCACTTTAACGAATGCAACAGGGTTGCCGCTGTCTACGGGTGTGACGGGCAATTTGCCTGTAAGCAATTTAAACGGTGGCACTGGTGCCACGGCAACAACATTTTGGCGCGGCGATGGTGTATGGGCTACACCTGCTGGGGGTGGTGGCAGCAGCACCATTTTAGAGTCTGCAAACAGCATTACTCAAAATTATACGATTACAAACGGTACTAATGGTTTATCAGTTTTACCAGTAACCATTGCATCGGGGGTTTCAGTCACCGTGGGTTCAGGTCAAGTTTGGATGACATTAGGTTGAGGGCGCAATGAGCAACATAAAACTTCAAGGCAATGCAAGCGGAGTTGGCACAACCACTTTGCAATCCGCAAATACCGCAACAAGCACCACCTTTACGCTACCTGGCGCGGACGGCTTAAGTGGCCAAGTGTTAAGCACAGATGGCGCTGGTAATTTGTCGTTTACATCGCCCGCAGGTGCTGGCACAGTCACATCAGTTTCAGTGGTTTCTGCAAACGGTTTTGCAGGGTCGGTTGCAACAGCAACCTCTACCCCTGCAATCACAGTGTCAACGTCAATCACAGGCGTTTTAAAAGGCAATGGCACTGCAATAACCGCTGCAAGCGCAGGCACCGATTTTGTCGCACCAAGCGGTGCACTTGGCACTCCATCATCTGGAACATTATCTAATTGCACAGTGGATGGCACTAATAACGTTGGCTACATCAATGCGCCGCAAAGCACTAACACTACGGTTGCAGCCAGCGATGCAGGCAAACACATTTATTTTACTGGCTACTCAACTGCAACATTGACGGTTAACACTAATGCAACAACTGCACTGCCTGTTGGAACGGTTCTTCTTGTTGTAAATAATAACTCTGGCAACCTTACAATTAGTGGTGCTGGTGTGACGTTTCAGTTAGCTAATGGCGCAACAGGAAACAGAACAGTGGCAACCAAAGGCATGGCAACCTTGTTAAAAGTTGCCACTGACACCTGGTATGTTTCCGGTGCGGGAGTGACCTGATATGGCTGGCGCACTTACAGCATCCATTGCCGCTATTTTTTCAGGTAGCGCAGTCACGGCCGACCCTTACTTTGAATACACAACACTCCTGCTCACAGGCAACGGAACCAACGGCGCACAGAACAACACGTTCTTAGACAGCTCTACCAATAACTTCACCATCACCCGCAACGGCAACACGACACAGGGTACGTTTAGCCCGTTCAGTCAGACGGGGTGGGGGAATTTTTTTGGAACGTCTAATTATTTAACGATTGCTAATAGCGTTGATCTACAATTCGGAACCGGAGACTTTACTATTTCCGCTTGGATCTATTTATTATCAACTTCTCCTGAGCAGTCAATTTGTTCAAAAGGCACGGCAAGTACAGGATGGGCTTTCAATTTAAATAGCTCCGGTAAATTAATGTGGCTCGATAATGGTGTTCATACGGCAGCTACAACGGTTGCAACAAATACATGGCATTACGTTGTTTGTAGTAGGGTTGGTTCCACGATTAGAATTTTTTTGAACGGAACCCAAGACTTATCTGTTACATTATCAACTAATTACAATCAAACAAATTCGTTTTTGGTCAGTTTATCAAGAGATGGTCAATGGCCTTTAAACGGATACATTAGCAATTTGAAGGTCGTTAAAGGTACTGGAGTTACATCAGTAACCGTTCCAACAACACCTGACACTGCAACGTCAGGAACTTCATTGTTAACGTGTAATAGTAATAGATTTATAGATGCCAATACACAAGCATCGGCAAAAAGTATTACGGTAAATGGCTCCCCTAGAGTAGTCGCCTTCAGCCCATTCAGCCCCACTGCATCGTGGTCTGCTGCGACCTATGGTGGATCTGGGTATTTTGATGGTAGTGGGGATTATTTACAGACTACAAGCACCAGCACTATTGGAACAAATCCGTACACAATAGAATTTTGGGTTAACCTTGCCGCTTCCGGTGATGAGTCTTATATGTTTGGGCAAATAGCCACTCAGACCCCCGTTGTTATTTATCAGAGCGGCGTACTTAAATTAGTAAGAGCTTTTCATTCAGACGTTCTTACATACACCGTTACTCTTGTTCCATTTGCTTGGTATCACATAGCTGTCGTTAGGAATTCATCAAACACAATTAGCATGTACTTGAATGGTTCACGAGTAGCAACAGGCACTGATGCTACAAACTACACAACGGCTAGCACATATATAGCCGGAGGAAGAGGCCAACCATTTGCTAGTGAATATTTAACTGGGCATTTGTCTGACTGTAGGTTTGTTATTGGAAGTGCTGTTTACGACCCAACGCAAACGACCTTAACCGTACCAACCGCACCACTCACCGCTATCACCAACACCAGCCTCCTCCTCAACTACACCAACGCTGGTATCTATGACGCTACGTCTAAGAATGATCTTGAGACGGTTGGTAATGCTCAGATAAGTACGACACAGAGCAAGTGGGGTGGGAGCAGTATCAGTTTTGACGGTACTGGTGATTGGCTGCTCATTCCAGATCAACCGCCGCAAAGAATTGGTACAGGTAAGTTCACTGTTGAACTATGGGTGTACAGGAACTCTTCTGGAACTTATGGTCTTGTTGGGAAAGGTTCTAGCACAACAGGATGGTTAGTATCGCTTAACAGTAGCAATCAAGTTGTGTTTACTTATGGCTCAAGCACGATTACCTCTACAGGAACGGTATCAGCCACAACGTGGACGCACATTGCTGTAGTCAGAGAAGGCACGAGTACAAACCAAACGAAGATATACATTAACGGAACTAACGATGGTACAGGGACGGTAAGCACTGATTTTAACCAGACCAACTCTATGTATATCGGTGCTAATCGGACGGGTGGTAGTGCAGCTAACGCATACGTTCAAGATGTACGAATAACGAATGACGCTCGCTACACAGCCAACTTCACTGCGCCAACAGCAGCGTTTCCCACACTATAGAGGTAGACCATGCAATACTGGACAAAGAACGGGTCTATCCCAAGCACTGAAACAGATGGCACAGAAGGCTGGCAACAGGCTCCAGGGCCTCCGGCAGAGGTTCCTGCTGACAAAGAGGTTGTATGGCTAAACTGGGAATGGATCATAAGAGACCCTAAGCCAGCAGACAGAGCAGGATGGCAGTGGAACTGGCAGCACGAGAGCAGGACTTGGGTGGAGAGTGCTTGGCAGACTGTTGGGCTGTTACCAGTTATTGAAGTAGAAACTTTAGCTACTCAACAAGTAACCAACCTGACTACAGCACAATTGATGTTATGAATTACATCATTCTTGCGACTGAAACCAATGCTTTTCTTTTGACAGAAAATGGCATTGAAATTGCAACGCAAGAAATTGTTGTTCAGCTTGCTGATGTTGGCGGAAAAAAACCAAAACGCAAAGATCGAAGCTTTGAAGAGGAACGGCGTTTACGCGCTCAACTGCGCGAACTGATTGCAAAGGCACTTGAACCTGAAACGGCTGAAGCAGAACAAATTGCACTAGTCACAGAAGGCAGACAAGTCAAGATTGTTCCAAGTACGGGACGCAATATCACCATACCTGTGCCGCCGGTGTTCAATGTTGATGAAGTCATTCGCAGTGTCAAAGCGGTGTTGGTTAGTGAAGGTGCTGAGCGTTCGCGCGTTAAACGTGATGCGGATTTAGCATTGAGATTAGAAAAACGGAAAGAAGAAATGGCGCGTGTGTTTAAGCGCCGACGCGACGATGAATTTGTGATGCTCATTAATTGAAAGGACAACCATGAAAGCAGGTCTTTATGCCAACATTTTGCGCAAGCGCGAACGTATTGCAAGTGGCAGCGGTGAGAAGATGCGCAAGCCCGGTGCACCAGGTGCACCTAGTGCTCAGGATTTCCGCGATGCGGCAAAAACCGCAAAGCCACTACCCAAAGCACGCAAAGGTTACTAGACCATGACTGCAGCATGGACGCGCAAAGCGGGCAAAAACCCTGCGGGTGGGCTCAATGAAAAAGGCCGCAAGTCTTACGAGGCAGCTAATCCTGGGTCTAATCTCAAAGCCCCAGTGAAGTCGGGCGATAACCCGCGCAGGGCAAGTTTTTTGGCTCGCATGGGCAACATGCCAGGGCCTGAGCGCAAACCCGATGGCAGCCCGACACGTTTGTTGTTGAGTTTGAAAGCTTGGGGTGCCAGTAGCAAAGACGATGCGCGGGCAAAAGCCAGTGCCATTTCTGCTCGGAACAAAAAATGAGAAGACGTTGGGTGCAAATCAATGGCGAATTAATTGAGATTACTAACGATCAACAACCTGCTTTGTCAGTTGACGCAGGAGCACTGTGGGGTGATCGCAGCTATGACGGTTTGCGCACGACTGACGGCACTGACATTAGTAGCAGAACCAAGCACCGCGAGTACATGAAGACCAACAATCTCACGACCGCAGATGATTTCACCCAAAGCTGGGCCAAGGCCAAAGCGCAGCGAGAAGCTTACATGAAACAGGGCGGCAGTTACCGCAAGCAAGACATTGAACGTGCTATTAGCAAATTGAAAGGATAATCATGGAAGCAACTTTGCGCGAATCGCTTGAGGCAGCCTACGAACCTGAAGACGAGGTCGCGCCCGCTGCTGCGCTTGTTGAGCCCCAGGCGTCAGTTGAGCCTGCAGCAAAAATTGCGTCAACTACCAATGACGCAAGCGCAAATTTAAATGAGTTGGCAGATCAAGAAGCAACTCAAACTCCATCTGACAATGACGCTGCACAGCAAGAAACCATCCAACCTGGCCCCAAAATTGGCGCAAAACAAGAACGCGCGCCAGCATCCTGGCGACCCGAGGTGCGTGAGCACTGGGCGCAACTGCCCGACACCGTGCGCTCAGAAGTCTTGCGACGCGAAAGCGAGGTGCAGCGCACGCTTCAAGACACGGCTGAGGCGCGAAAATCGCTTGAGGCAGTGACCAAAACCTTTGAGCCTTACATGGCGTTCATTCGGGCTGAAAACAGCACGCCCCTGCAAGTCATCGACAATTTGATGTCTACGGCTGCAAGACTGCGAACCAACACCGCACAAGAACAAGCCAATATGCTTGCTGATGTGATTAAGAATTTTGGGGTGGGCCGATTTGGAAAAGTTTTTATTGAACAATTGGACGCTGCTTTAGCAGGGCAGCCCTTGGCTGCAGATCCCCAGCACACGGCACTCACCCAAGTGCTTGATCAAAAATTAGCCCCTTTGCAACAGATGTACACACAATTTGCACAAGCGCAACTAGCTCAGCAGCAACAAGTGACGGCTGAAGCAGAAAACGCGGTCAATCAATTTTTGTCCAAAGCTGAATTTGGCGAGGACGTTCGGGAAGATATGGCCGATCAGCTTGAAATTGCGCAAAGACGTGGCGTTAATTTGTCTTTACAAGATGCTTACCGGCGAGCTTGTTTGAATGATCCGCGCATTGTGAAGATTTTGCGCCAGCGAGCCCAATCAAAACAAGCGCAAGTTGGGACGAGTGCTGCGCAAACGGCTCGGTCAAAAGCAGTCCAAGTTAATGGGGCCGCGCCAGTGGGTGCCTTGAGGCAAGAGCCAAACACCATTCGTTCTGCAATTGAAGCGGCCATTTCTCAAGCAAGCCGTTGATTTTTCCGAAATTTGATGGTAAAACCTAAATCATTGGTGTGCCACTGCAACGCAGCCACCTGAGCCTAAGGAGACCGGTATCCGGTCCCACCCGAAGCACCACGGACTGATGAGTCCCTTGGCGCATCTGAAGGCGAGCTTTCTAAGCTCTTTTTTCCCATTCAGATGAGGTGTGATCATGGCTTTTCCTAATGTTACAGACATTGTAGCGACTACGATCCAATCCAGGTCTCGTCAGGTCGCTGACAACGTCACAAAAAACAACGCGATTCTGTCGCGTTTGAACACGCGCGGCAACGTCAAAACGATCAGTGGTGGTAACACCATTTTTCAAGAATTAAGCTTTGCCGAAAACAGCAACGGTGGTTTTTATAGCGGCTACGATTTGCTGCCTGTCGCTCAGCAAGATGTGATCAGTGCCGCTGAGTTTTCGATCAAGCAATATGCCGTACCCGTGGTTGCTTCTGGGCTTGAGATGCTTCAAAACGCGGGCCGCGAGCAAATGATTAATTTGCTTGAGGGGCGTTTGAACGTGGCTGAATCCACAATGGCAAACGGCTTATCACAGTCCATCTACAGTGATGGCACAGGTTCTGGCGGCAAAGAAGTTACAGGGCTTAATGCTGCAGTTCCAAGCAATCCGGCTACTGGCACTTACGGTGGCATTGATCGCGCAACCTACACGTTTTGGCGCTCGAAACTTTACGATTTTTCGACAGAAACGGGTGGTGTAGCCACTTCAGTAAACATCCAAGAAGGGATGAACAAGCTTTGGGCGAGCACGACGCGAGGCTCCGATCGTGTTGACTTGATCATGTTTGACACCAATTATTGGGGTTTGTACATGGCAAGCCTTCAGGCGCAACAACGGTTTACATCGCCAGAAACTGGCAACCTAGGTTTTCCGAGCATCAAGTTTATGGATGCGGATGTTGTGCTTGATGGGGGTATTGGAGGCTTTTGTCCAGCAAACACTGGCTTTTTCTTGAACTCCAAATACATTTTTTGGCGACCCCATGCAGCACGCAATATGGTGCCATTGTCGCCCAATCGCCGCTATGCCATCAACCAGGATGCCGAGGTGCAAATCCTGGCCTGGGCAGGCAACCTGTGTTGCAACGGTGCGCAATTTCAGGGCAGATTGCAAAACTGATGTCTAGGGCTTATCTGTTTTTAAAACAGCAGGTAAGCCCAACTTTTTTGGAGCAAAGAAATGGCAGCAAGTTTCAGCGCAGCAGTGTCAGCCAACGCAGTCGCGATTGTGGACACAGCCGCATCGCAAGCTACCGGGGCTGTGGTCGAAGGCATTGGATTGACGGGTTCAGATGAAGCATCCATAAGCGGCTGGCGTATTGGTGCTGCAGCAACCACATCCGATTTGAAAATTGATACAGGCGATGGGCCTGGCGTTTAAGGAATTTTATGCAACCCACTACCATTTTTGATGAGCTACCTGATGCGCCAGCACCGGATGAATCGCGTTTTGCGGCAGACCGATCCGTTGTCACCCATTTTTCGCGCAGGCCATGTTTACATCCAGCCAAAAGTCGGGAAGCGGGCAGAGCGATTTATCACGAAGTGGATTTTATAACAATTCATGCAGGTGATAAGTTAAGTATTTGCGAGCGCCCCGTGACTGAGCAAGATGCGCAACGGTTTGCTGACCGATACGAGCGTTGGAAGTCGGGGCAGGAAGCTGCAATTATTGGATCACCGTTGTCGTCATTGCCTAACATGACGCCAACGAAGGTCGAAGAATACAAGTATTTTAAAATCTTCACTGTTGAACAGCTTGCAGAAGCCAATGACAATATTGCTCACAACTTCATGAGTTTTTACCCTGACAAAGCGCGTGCAAAAGCGTTTTTGGAAGTGGCACAAAATAATGCACCCGTCGAAGCTCTCATGGTTGAACTGCAAAAGGCCAACGCTGAAATTGATAATTTGAAAACTCATATTCATGCTTTGCAAACAAACATGAGCAAGGCAGCTTGAGGCTGTAGGCCATGCCTTACCAGATTGTCAATGAATCCACACTGTCAGCCATCATCCAAAATGTTTGTGCGATGTGTGCATTTCCTGTGCCAAGTGACCCAGCCGGTGATCCTGATCCGGCTGTGCAACAAATGGTGCAGGCTGCCAATATGGCAGGCATTGAACTGCTATCAATGTTTGATTGGCAAGAACTTATCAAGCGCCATGACGTAGCTATCCAATCTACATTTTCAGGTCAAACAGAAAAAGGGTTTGCCTTGCCTGAAGATTTGTTTGATTGGATTGATCAAACAAATTGGAACGCTACAACGCAGTTTCCATCGTTGGGTCCAGTTTCTCCACAGATGTGGCAGGCATTGCTTATTCGCACAACGCTACCAACGCTCTCATTTTACTGGCAAGTCCGCGACAATTTAATTTATGTTTTAGCGCCACCCAACGCACCGCAAACGATGAGTGTGTACTACTTATCGCAGGCTTGGGTGCGTGATCAAGACGATGCAACGTTATATAAAAATCGCATCACAAAAAATGGTGATACGGCGTTGCTTGATGCCACGCTGATTACTTTGTTCACGCGGGTGAAGTGGCTTGAAATGAAGGGTATGGATTCGTCTGCTGCAATGCGTGATTTTCAAATTTCTTTTGACAATCGACGCTCTGCTGAAAAAGGTGCACCCATATTGTCAATGGCACGCAGCACACGTTTCCCTTACATCTCACCGCTAACCAACACGCCTGACACAGGCTATGGGGTGTGACGTGGCGCTCGTACCCGTTAAACCGCACCGATTGCCGCGACGCGCAGCCGTTGCACAAACGGCCCAAGTTGCCGTACTTGCTGCACCAACGGGGGGTTTAAACTTTCGCGACCCGATTGCTGCCATGTCGCCAGCGGATGCGTTGGTGCTAACCAACCTAATCCCACGTCAGCAAGGTTGTGAACTGCGTAAAGGCTGGCAGGTTTTTGCAAGTCCGATTACGGTTGCAAGTGTTGCGCAACCCGTGGATTCAGTCTTTGGCTATGTCGCTTCAAATTCGGCGAACAACAAAGTGTTCATGGCCACCAACGGCAACATTTATGATGTTACGGCTGGTGGCACACCAACTGTTGTAGCAGCATCAACGGGCAGCACCGACGATGAGTGGTGGACGACACAATTTTCAACTGCTGCAGACACCTTTTTGCTTGCAGTTTCACCAGGCGCAGGCTATTGGACGTATAGCGCAAGCACCGGTTGGGTCAATCGCACAGCAACAACGTCTGGTATGACAACCGATGTTAGAACGGTGACGGTGTGGAAGCGCCGCGTTTGGTTTACGTTTGTGAATTCCCAAAACGTTGGTTATATGAATGCGGTTGATGCCGTGACAGGAACTGTCACGATGTTTCCAATGGGCTCAACGCTGCGCAATGGTGGCTATGTTTCGACGATGTTTAATTGGACGATAGACGCTGGCTTTAGCGTTGATGATTTTTTGGTGGTCATCGGTTCAGAGGGTGACGTTGCTGTTTGGGAAGGTACCGATCCAACGAGCATTGCAACCTTTGCGCTCAAAGGTGTTTGGTATGTTGGCCCAGTACCAAGGCACGGGCGATATTTCACACCGTTTGGCGGTGATGTGATGATTGTGAGCGAACTAGGCTTAGTGCCTATGTCAAAACTGATAACGGGTCAGTATTCGCAGGATATGCAAATCGGCCCAGCATCCAAGATACAAAGCGTATTTGCACCGCTTGTGCGCAATTTGCTTAATGAAAAATACTTTAACGTTTTTGTTGTTCCATCATCAGGTGTTCTCGTTATTAGTCTGCCGCCTGTCAGTGCTACATACACCCAGTTTGCCATGAACGTTACTACAGGTGCTTGGTGTCAGTTTGTTGGTATACCGATCAGATCATCTAATTTAATTGGTAGCCAGCTTTACTTTGGGACTTTGGACGGCTTTACATGCAAAGGCCTTTTTGGAAATTTTGACGGTGTTGATATTGGTGGGGCCGGGGGCAACAGCATTGAAGGTGATCTGCAAACAAGTTTTCAGAATTTTGGCTCACCAGGGCAGCTAAAAAGTTTTGGCATGGCAAGGCCCGTGTTTCTTGCCACAGCCGCGCCTGCAATCAAATTGCAAATCAATACGCAATTTTCGGCTGCAGGCGTTCCCGGTTCACCATTTTTCACCAATGAAGTCAATGGCGTTTGGAACGCAGGTCTTTGGAATGTTGCTGCATGGGTAGGACAAAACACCTATCAGGCTTGGCAAGGCACAGCAGGGCTTGGGTACTACGGTAGTTTGCGTATGAAAGTGCGCGGCCTACCTGAGACAACGTTTACCGCAGCCCACATCACAATGACACCTGGCGGGATGATGTGATGGCAACTTCTTCTAAAACAAACGCGCTGTTATCCGCTGACAACCCATTTGATTTTGCTGGCGATGATGGTTTGTTTGACATCAAATTACCTGAAATTGAATATATCAATTTAGACGACGGTCCTTTTCTTGGAAAAGATAACCAACTTTATAACAGCGAAATTATTAGGTCTTTGCGCGATGCAAACACGTTGCCACTTACAAATAATCCAGGCATTAAATTTTATGACAATGCAGCAAATTCAAAACTTACTCTTGATTTAGATCGACCTGTGCCAATCGGTCTGTCAA